GCTGAATCGTCGAACAAGGTGGAGACAGGCTATAGCCTGCTTAGACAGTTGAAGCCGTACAGTGCAAAGGTCGAGCAGATTGGCGTCCAGACGAAGGTCTGGTCTGACCACATGAAGATGATGGGGTACCTGGACTGTGTTGGTCTATACAACGGCACGCTCACCCTCATCGACTGTAAGAACTCGAAGAAGGAAAAGCAGGAGCAGTATCTCGAGGACTACTACCTTCAGTGTACTGCCTACTCAATGATGCTGTTCGAGATGATGGACATTCGAATCAAGCAGATGGCTCTGTTCATTGCTCGGCGTGATTCGGCATTCCCTCAGATCGTTGTGAGAGACATCAAGCCGTGGATCCCAGAGGTCCTCAAGCGTGTCAAGACATATTATGGAAACCTAGCGCAATGAAAGTGAAAGGCTACAAGACAGAGACGGTCGAGGTGGAGATCAATCCAAAGGACGTGATCTTAGAGATCCGTGACCTCTGGATGAGACAGCAGGCGCCTAAGTATGGTGCGACCATCTGGAACGGAAACTGGGAAGTCAACTATCATACCTCGCACTCGTGGGATGAGAAGATTCGTCCGGTCACTGAGGAGGAAGCTGCGGTCATGGCTGCCTTTGAGACAGTGCTGAAGACATACCAAGGTCTTAAGAAATGAGCTACAGCGAAAAGATCTTAGAAGAATTGATGGTGCGAGCAGAGAAGAGCCGTTGTGGTCTCTTCGAAGCCGCTTCGGACTACTGTGAGGAACATGATCTGGACCAAGAGGAGTTCATCGGAACACTCGACCCGATCATCATCCAGCGTCTCAAAGAGGACGCAGTTAGAGAGCGTAAAGTCCGCCGATGCGTGCAGAAACCAGCCAAGACACTTTTCTAAGCGCACCGCTTAGAGCTTTCCAAGACTACGTAGGACTCAAACTTCATTTCAACGGCGATCTGAACTGGCACCGAGGCATGCGCCTCAAGCTCGGTGAGGATCAGCTATTGAAGCGCAAGGATGCGTTCTATTTCATGCAGCTTGCAGAGCAACATGATCGCGAGACCATCATTCAGATGCTCGTGTCTATGTTCAAGCGCAAGCGCGAAGCATGGATTGGTGAGATCCTTGAGGAAGAGAACGTCGCCTATCACAAGTCAAGGATGGCGATTATCAAATCACTCAAGCACGTTGTACGTATGGACATTGAACGTATCGTCCTCTTCATGGAGGAACATAAGGTTGATGTTCGTAGACTCCTTTTGTCGGATGGACAGACACCGTATATTGTCACACACCAATCCGACATCATTGGAGGGGTAACCGATGAGACGCTAGCCCTCATCGAGAAGGCGTTCAAGTTCTGCTCGCATGAGTCGATTGATCCGCTGTGGGAAGAACGCAGGTTCATGCTCACTAAATACGCAAGTTGGATTGAGGTGGACGGAGTATTCCTGAAACAGCAACTCAACAGGCTAGTAGAGGCAAAGTAGGCCAAAAGTGCCCAGTAAGACCTCATTCAAATAAGCAATAGGAGAGACAGAATGTCATTTGCAGCACTTAAGAAGCAGCGTGGTAACTTCGCAGACCTCAGCAAGAAGCTGGCAGACTCGAAGCAAGGTGGTGGGCAGAACGGTCCTGATGACCGCTATTGGAAGCTCACTGTCGATGATGTTGGTAATGGTTCCGCCGTGATCCGCTTCCTCCCAGCTCCAGAGGGCGAAGAGTATCCGTTCGTCAAGATGTATTCTCATGCATTCAAGAATGAGAAGACGGGCAAGTGGTACATCGAGAACTGCCGTTCGACGATCAATGAAGCCGACCCAGTGATGGAGATCAACTCCGAGCTGTGGAACTCGGGCATTGAGGCGAACAAGGAAATCGCTCGTAAGCAGAAGCGAAACCTCAAGTACATCTCGAACATTCTCGTCATTAAGGACTCCAAGAACCCTCAGAACGAAGGCAAGGTCTTCCTGTTCGCGTATGGTTCGAAGATCTTCGAGATGATCGAAGCAGCACTCGAGCCGAAGTTCGACGATGAAGTGCCGGTTAACCCGTTCGACTTCTGGGAAGGTGCAGACTTCAACCTGAAGGCGTACAACGGTTCCAACAAGCAGCGCTCCTACGACAAGTCGGGCTTCACCAAGCCTTCGGCTCTGTTTGACGGCGACGACGAAGCGCTCGAGAAGCTCTGGAAGAAGCAGTACAGCCTCCAGGCTGAGATCGCTCCAGACAAGTTCAAGAGCTATGATCAGCTGAAGACTCGCCTACAGGCAGTCCAGGGTGCTACCCCAGCTCGTCAGGTCGCTGAGCAGCGCGCTACGGAAGTAGAGCGCGAGTTCGTTGAGCCAAGGGCTTCCAAGCCAGCACCAGCTACGCGTGAGAGCGCACCGGCAGGCGTTGATGAGGACCTCGACAAGTACGCCAAGCTCCTCGAGGGCTTCGACGACTAAGGTCGACCACCGCTAGGTTAAATAAAGGACGAGACCATCCCTCGTCCTTTATTTTTGGTTGATAAGAATGATCCTACTAGAGAACAGCTTCTACGCGAACCAGGGCGATCTGGCAACGCTACTTAGCGACAAGGTAAAAGTCGCAGACATTTTCTACATGAATTTCTTGGGGTTCTGTGGCCTCCTCAAGATCAAAGATTCACCAGCCATGGACGCCTACATCAAGAAGCTGGGCAAACTGCAGCTGGCCAACATGACCGACACCAATGCTGATTGGAGCATCTGTGTCAAGCTGGCTCACGACGCGGGTGTGATCAACACGGTCGCTGCAACCAACATCACAAAGTTCCTAGTCAACGTCCGCAACGGTAAGATCAAGTCGGCTGACATCAAGGACGATCCCATCCGTGATCTGATCAAGGCTTGCCGCATTGTGATGGCTAGACCTTCGATGCGCATCTATTCCGCTGTCAACGAATTCGTCGACGGTAAGGATGATCTTGGGCATTGCGCCTATCGCATCTGGCGAGTAGCCAAGATGCCTGAGTACGCTGGCTACACGAATGAGATGTCGGACATCATCACTCGCGGTGCCTATGTGAACGATCTCCTTGCACAGAGCAAGCCGATCCCTGTTGCTACACCGACCCCTGCATCGACGGCACCTGCCAAAGCAGCTAGGTCGGCGCGAGGTGGCCTGAGCCATCTGCATGGTGCTGCAAAGGGCGATCACAGCGCGTACATTGATGCTCTTCTACACGTGTTCAAGCTCCGTGGTGGTATCCACAGCTACCTTGAGCGTTTCGGATTCAAGGATCACTTCGACGTAGATCGTTTCCGCAAGGCGATCATGTCTCCAGAATTTGTCGTGTCCCACGACTATCACGTGCCTTGGGAGCAGCATCCATTTGTCCAGTGGATCCGTAAGAAGGACGTTAGGGCTGCTTCGGATGTCGTCCAGATCCTCAAGACCAAGGACAAGCAAGCGAGCAACGCAGCGGTCGCGACACAGATCGTGAACACGCATGCTCCGGTCGCAGCACCTCCTAAGCCTGCGGTTGTGATCCATACCACACCTGATCCTGTCATCAACGCAGACATGATCAAGGATCTCTACCTCGCTGAAACTGATGCACAGATCAAGGCAATCTACGCCAAGTATCACCTGCCTCAGGATCGCGAGAAGCTTCGTGCGATGCTATCGGCTGAGCTTGGTCGTGGCTCTCTGCGCCGCTGGATGGATTTTTCTGTTCCTGCTCTGGCTTCGCAGACCGACGACAAGATGCTCCAGCGTTTGACTACAGATAGCCATTTCGCTACCCTGATGCAACCTGTGTCGTACAACCTCATTCTGCTCCCTGCCATTGTCACAGCTAAGGAATGCGCGGAGAAGATGAATGATGTTGGGTTCTTCAACATCATCCGAAGCAGTCATTGGTACTCCAAGCTCAGTTATCCAGCCTACCAGATGACGAGCACTCATGCCATTGATGCTGGCATCAGATTTCTGTGCAATGGTTACTATGCTGAGTTCTTCGCTCGCCATTACAAGTTCTTCAGAGACCACCTACCCGACGCGACCAAGCCTGTCGCCAATTGGCTCCAAGCGGGCAACGATGAGCAGCGCCTCGTCTGGCAGCTTATCCGTCCAATCCACAACG